CATTTTTATCCGGTGAATATGATCAGACAGGAAAAGAAATTGTAAAATACATCGTGTATTCACATTCCTTTATCCCGAACAGGGAAAAGCTGGCGGAAAGGAAAGCAAAAGATAAAGTCGATTATGATTCCTGGGAAAGAGAAGGATTTTTAAGTGTTACCAATACCCCGATAGTAGATCAGAACGTCATCATGCAGTACGTCCTCGACACCTGTAAGAAAAATGACTGGAAAATTGAATGCTTATGTTTTGACCCGGCAAATGCCGGTAAGCTCATGATGGATCTGTCGAATGAAGGTTATGACGTAGAGGAAGTTTTCCAAAGCCATAAATCATTAAATGAATCTACACAGGGGTTCCGGGAACAGGTATATTCAGGAAACATTTTATACACAAGAAATCCACTTCTGAATTTTGCTATGAGCAATGCCGTGATCCGGAAAAATAATGGGCTGATAAAGATTGATAAAGATGCAAGCACAAAGAGGATTGACCCGGTAGATGCAGTCCTTTGTGCATATAAGTTAGCTATGTACCATGAATTTACATCAAATTATATGGATTACATAGATGAATTTATAGAAAGCGAATGGTAATAAAATGGGATTGATACAAAGATGCAGGGATGCATGGAACGCATTCACGAGAAAAAGTGTTAGCCTGGACGAAAAAGAACTGCTCGATTGGCTGGGAATCTCAACGGACGGGAAAACACGAAAAGCATTAAATGAGGTGACTTATTTTACCTGCATTAAGATGCTGAGTGAGACCATGGGAAAACTCCCGCTGAAATATTACAAACAGACGGAGAAGGGACGGATCCGGGCAGAGCCGACAGATATGACCTATCTGCTTTCTACCCGTCCCAATAAATTCATGACTCCAACCACTCTGTGGACCACAACGGAATTCAACTGCCAGCATTACGGGAATGCATTTATATGGATTCGTGGACACATTGAAAAGACTGGGACATATGGAGGAAGCTACAAGGTGTTTGACCTTTGGCCAATGCAATCTGATTATGTGGATGTGATCATGGATGATGATGGCATCTTTGGGGATGCCGGGAACATATATTATCAATATTCGGATCCAAGGACTGGAGAACAATATGTATTTGGCAGTGATGAAGTTATGCATTTTAAAACATGGTACAGCTTGGACGGATATCTTGGAGTGCCGGTAAGGGAAATCCTAAAAACAACCATAGATGGTTCTGCAGAAAGCCAGACTTTCATGAATAACTTATATAAGCAGGGACTGACGGCGAGTATGGCAATGCAGTACACGGGAGATCTGGACAAGGAAAGACGGGAAAAACTGCAAAGAAAATATGCAGATGCAATGACCGGTTCCAAAAATGCAGGAAAAATCATACCGGTGCCGATCGGCCTGACCCTGACGCCTCTGAAAATGAATTTAACGGATGCACAATTTTTTGAACTGCGGAAATATTCGGCTCTGCAGATTGCAGGAGCGTTTGGTATCAAACCAAATCAGATCAACAATTATGAGAAGTCATCTTATTCCAATTCGGAGAACCAGCAGCTTACCTTCCTGGTGGATACGATGTCCTACCGGCTTAAGATGTACGAGGAAGAGATAAATGCAAAGGCTTTGCTGCCAAGTGAGTCAAAAGAAGGATTCATGTATAAATTCAACGAAAAAGCCATTTTGCGTTCTGATACCAAGACGCAGATGGAAGAATTAAAAAATGCGGTCAATAATGGAATTTATACGCCAAATGAAGCGAGAGCCTATGTAGATATGCCTTGGGCAGAAGGCGGGGATATTTTAATGGTGAATGGAAACTACATACCGATCACAGATGTAGGCAAGCAGTACGAGAAAGGAGGGGAGAAGGATGGCAATACTGGAACTTAGAGGAGACATTATACCGAATGAGTATAAATGGATATATGATTGGCTGGAGTGGGATTCTACATGTCCGAACGATGCAAAAAATGTAATCGCTTCCATGGCGGAAGGGGAACAGCTGGATGTACTGGTAAATTCTTATGGCGGAGACGTGGCTTCCGGACAGGAGCTTTACAGCCTGTTAAATGCCGTAGAAAATTCCGTGGCGGTGATTCAATCGTTTGCTGCGAGTGCTGCCGGAGTTGCTGCGATGGGATGCAGAACGGTGCGGATGAGCCCGGTTGGGACCATTATGATACACAATGTAACATGCCGCGGTGTATCCGGGGATTATCATAACATGGATGAAGCGTCTGAGATGCTGCAGACATTGAACCGGTCGATGGCCAACGCATACGCAGTAAAATCAGGAAGGCCATTGGATGAGATTCTGGAACTCATGGACCGGGAAACCTGGATCACGGCCAATCAGGCAATGGAATATGGATTTATAGATGAAATCCTGGAACCGGAACAACCGTTATTTTCCAATTCGTTTGAAGGACTCCGACTGACTCCGGAAATCATGCAGCGGGTAAAATCCGAAAAGGAAAAGGAAGACAAGGAAAAACATTTAAAAGATGAGATACTGGGAGATCTTGACCTGTATGGGGTATAAGATCTTTTTTTAATTTATCAAAAAAGGAGCAGAACAATGAACAAAAAGTTATTAGAGTTGTTAGATGCTATCAATCAGAAAAAGACAATGGTGAAAAACCTGGTAGATGCAGGGAAGCTGGAAGATGCGGCCAAGGAAAAGGAAGGCTTGAAAGAACTGCAGCAGAAATTCGATCTCTTGAAAGACTTAGAGGATGAAAACTTGAAAAATGTGGCCACTCAACTGCAGAATCAGGCAGAAGGACAGCCGGCTGTTTTGACTGTAAAGCCAGAAAAGGGAGATGGTCCGGCCGATGCAATCAAAGAGTTTGCAGACGCGGCCAGAAGAGGATTTAAGAATACTATGTCTGAGGGAACCAATGTAGACGGAGGATATACCGTTCCGGAAGATATTCAGACAAAAATCAATGAATACAGAGAGGCAAAAGCATCTTTGATCGATGAAGTGGACGTGGAATCGGTCACAACATTAAAGGGAGCCAGAACCTACAAAAAACGTACACAGCAGACAGGATTTACGAAGGTAGGAGAAGGCGGAAAGATTCCAGGCGGAAATACACCGCAGTTTGAACGGCTGGAATATGAAATTTCAAAATATGCAGGATATTTCCCGGTCACAAACGAACTCTTAGATGATTCTGATGCAAACATAGCTTCCACGTTGATCGCATGGATTGGAGATGAATCCAGGGTTACAAGAAACAAGTTAATCCTTGCTGCTGTAGACAAGAAGGAAAAAACAGAAATTGCAGGACTGGATGATATCAAAAAGGCGCTGAACGTAACACTTGGCCAGGCATTTAAACCGACTTCTAAGATCATCACGAACGATGACGGGCTGCAGTATCTGGATACTTTGAAAGATGGAATGGGAAGAGATCTTCTCCAGCCGGATCCAACAGCACCAGCAAAAATGCAGTTGAGAGCAGGAGCTACTGTTGTCCCAATTACAGTTATTCCAAATGCGGACATGCCTTCGGACACAACTACACAGGGAAAAAGAACCATCCCTATGATCATTGGAGATTTAAGAGAAGCAGTCAAATTCTTTGATAGAAAGCATCTGACGATCATGACATCCAATATCGCGGCAGTTGGGGAATTGAACGCATTTGAAGAAGACCTGACGCTGTACCGGGCAATTGAAAGAGAAGACGTGCAGACAAAAGATCTGGAAGCAATCGTTTACGGAACCCTTACAATTGACGATGAGAGTGTTGTAAATGAGTAAAATAGACCTGATCAAAGAAAGATGCGGTATTGCATCAGGTATTACGGTGTATGACGACGAAATTGAGTCGTACATAGAGGATTGCGAAGAAGATATGATAGCTTCCGGGGTTGAAAAGGATATCATAAAAGCGGAAAAAGCAGGTGTGATCACAGCAATCACAATGTATGTGAAGGCACATTTGGGAAACGACAGATCGGACACGAATAAGTATATGGACTTATACAGAAAAAAGGTGTTCCGGCTGACATTAGAAGGAGAAGAAGATGTGGAATCATAGCATCAGCCTGCCGCTGAAAAAGCAAGTGACAGAAAATGAAAACGGCTTCCCGGAGGATGTATCCTATGAATGGCTGGGAGGAATCCCGGCAAATTTTACGGATACAACAAGGGAAGATGAGGCTCTGGCAAACCAATTAGGATACTCTGCGGACCAGAACGTAGAAATCATGAAATGCAACTACAGCGGCCAATCCTTTTTTGTGGATGAAGCAACCGGGGATGAATATGACATCAAACGGAGCTACGAAAAGGATAAATCCGGCAGGATCGTATTAACGGCGCAGCTACGGGAAAGAGGAAAAGAAAGTGGCACATATATCATTTGATGGATTCGATGAATTGGAGAAGGTAATGAGAAAGATTAAGCCGGAAACGATGGCAGTCAAAGCAGTAAATAAGGCAGTACCAATATTGGAAGAAGCCTTAAAATCCTCGATAGCAGAAGCGGCAAATCGGGGATATGCCACAGGTGAGCTGGTCGAATCCGTCGATTCCACCCCAGCAAGGGGAAATGATTTGGGCGTATTCTCTGTGGTAAAGCCGGAAGGAATAGATGAAAAAGGAGTCAGAAATGTAGAAAAAATGGCATATCTTGAGTATGGGGTTGCTTCTCATGGCCAGGAACCCCATCCTGTGCGGCAGACGGCAATCGATAAAGCAAAAAGTGAATGCATTCAAATGATGGAACGGGTAATCAATGAGGAGGTAGGGAAAATGTGACAGTGCACCAAAAAATAAGAAATGCATTAAA